AGATGGATGGGCGGATGACGTATGCTGATACGGATGCGTTTAACACCGCAGAGTTTTTTAGGTGGCGTCTAGATAGTAATAACTACATTGAGGGTAGGCTGAAAACAGACAGCACTGATACGGGCGAACCCTATTTTGTGCAAACTTTTAGTGGAACTGCTGATTTTGCTGATGCTGCCCTTAGTGGTCCTAACTACACCCCCGGCATCAACGTCCCGTTCTCTATCGCATCACGTCACGGCTCTACCTTTATCAGCGGCGCAGTCGATGGCACGGCCCTAACCGCAGACACCACACCCGTTGCTCTGCCTGACCTGTCGTCCACCGATCTGGACCTTGGCTACGACTACATGGGAACGATCAAGACCTTCCGCGTGTGGGCGACGGACTTGGGCGACACAGGCATTGAGGATGCAAGCGCATGATCGACCTAGAGACACCCATCCGAAACGACTTCTACATCAAGCTAGCTTCCGAGGCTGACACGCCTACGGCTCTCGCTGCATTCTATCGTCAAGACACGGAAACCACCGTTGACGACGAAACAGGTGAAGAAACTGTTACCAACGTAGGCGACCCCTACTTGGTCAAGCACTCGCCCGATCACGCTATCGACATTGTGGGTGTCATCTATGAGCCGACAGGCGACATGCTGACGGATGGCGAGGGCAACCAGTATCCAGAGACAGCACCGATTGACGGGTGGCACATTAACATTCGATTGTCTGGTGATGCACGACGCGCTGACGTTGAGGCAATAGACGCGTTGTATGGCGTAACACCTAACAGCCCTTCGCGGGTGTGGCTCTAACGGAGAGACTGATGGAAATCCTGATACAGTTTTGGCCAATCGTCCTCGGCTTCGTTGGCCTGATTGTGTGGCTTGTCCGCTTGGAAGCGAGGGCGATGGACAACACTAAAGAAATCAAGCGCCTGTGGAACCAGCGCCGCGAGGACTTGGAGGCCTCTAAGGAAGCGCGCGATGATACAAACAAAATGCTTGCTGAAATGCGCGATGATATTAAATCATTGCTCATAGCGATAGGGAACAAGTGATGGACTACCGCCAGCGAAACGCTTACCTGCTTGCCAAGAAAAAACTGGGCCTCAAGGAAAAGCGTGGCGCAGTTCACAACCAAGAGATTGTTGCCTTCGCTGCTGAAGTTGGACACGAGTGGGTTGAGGACGACGAGACCCCGTGGTGCGCTAGCTTTGTTGGTGCCATGCTTCAGCGCGCTGGCTTGGAATCAACCCGCAAGCTGAACGCTCGCAGCTACATTAACTGGGGTGAGCCTGTTTCTTTGCAGAGCGCAGAGCGTGGTGACATCGTTGTGTTCTGGCGCGGTGATCGGCACGGGTGGCAGGGTCACGTTGGGTTCTTCGATGGCAAACGAGGCAATGACATTATCGTTCTCGGCGGCAATCAGAACAACGAAGTCAATCGCTCGCCCTATCCTGTTGATCGCTTGCTTTCTATTCGTCGTCAGTTCGGCCCACTGCAACCGCTGACCGATACCCCCACGGGTGAAAGCCCACTGGTTGCGCTCATCAACCGATTGTTTTCTTTCCTGTCGAAAGGTGGCCCCGCATGAAGGGGTGGCGCACAATCGCTTGGAACCTGTTGAACGCTGCCGTGCTGGCAATGGATCAGGTCATGTCTGTGAGCGGGACAGGCTACTCTATACCTAACGAGTGGATGCCCTATTGGATGATGGCCTACGCGCTGGTCAATGTTGTGCTGCGCTACAAGACAACGACACCCGTGGGCAAAGCCAATGACTGAGGTTCTTGTTGGCATTGCTGCTGTGGTCGCTGCGCTTCTAGGCTTCCTTGTCGGCAGGCCAATCGGGCGCAAGGAAGGCAAACGAGAGGAGCGACAAGCTAATGCAGAGCGCACACTCAACGATTTCTTGGATGGGCAAGATGCCCTTCGTAATTCTTCTGGCACTCCTGACGAGCGGGTGCGGGCTAATGACGGGAAGTGGTGACGCAGGTTGCCTGACTTATGAGGTTGCGCGCCCATCAATGCCGAGGCCGCTGCCGGATACGCCGCTTGGGTCGTGGGTGGCGAATGTTGACGTAAGCCTGACCGGGGCTTGCACTTAACCCTGATTTACTTGACCCCTCCTGTGGGGTATTATGGCACCACAAGGAGATGACTCATGCCCGGTAGCACGACAAACTATAGCTGGAACCTTCCCACGGTCGGCGGCGACGAAGATGCGTGGGGTGGATACCTCAACAGCAACTGGTCCGACCTCGACACGCTCCTCGGTGGCACCAATTCGACTGAGTTCGCCATCCTTGATGGGGCGACAGTCACCACGGCTGAGTTGAACCTGCTCGACGGTGTGACGTGGACGCTGACTGATTTCAACGGGCTGACATCAACCGTGGCCGAATTGAACATTCTTGACGGTGCAACGGTCACGGTCGCCGAGGTCAACATCCTTGACGGCGACACCTCTGCTACTGCAACCACGCTGGTTGACGCTGATCGCCTTGTTGCCAACGACGATGGCACGATGGTTCAGATCGCTATGACTGATGTGCGCGACTACCTGCTGATTGACGAAGATGACATGGCGTCCGACAGCGCGACTAAGCTGCCGTCGCAGCAGAGCGTCAAGGCGTTTGTTGAAGGTTTTGGCTCTCCGACGCTTTCAACGGATGGGGCGGCCAACCTCCCCGGTGGCTTGCAGATACGATGGGGCGTTGAAACCAGCGATTCCGATAATAACGAGTCGTTCACCTTTGCTTCTGCGTTCAGCAATGCCTGCTTTATTGTTCAGGTTGAGTTTGAGACTAGCAAAAGGGGCGCGAGCATTGAGGCGAAAAGCACCACCGGGTTTACCATAAACCGGGATGGCGGCATCGACGGGACCAATACGTTTAACTATTTCGCTATCGGGTGGTGAGGCGTCATGCCCTTAGTTCCCCTCCAAATTCCTCCGGGCTTCTTCCGCAACGGCACCGACCTTGAGGGTGCGGGTCGTTGGCGCGATGGCAGCTTGGTTCGCTGGCGTGAAGGCAGCTTGCGACCCGTCGGCGGGTGGCGCGAGCGGGTGGCCAGCATGTTCAGCGCAGCGCCTCGTGCTTTGCTTGGTTGGCAGGACAACAGCGGGTCGCGTTGGATTGCGGGCGGCACCTACAACGCGCTGAAGGTTGTAACGAGCGGTGGCACCGTTTCCGACATCACGCCTGCTGGTCTAACGGCTGGTCTTGAAGACGCTGCGGTGAACACGGGTTACGGTGGTGGGTTTTTCGGGTCTGGTAACTACGGCACCATCCGACCCGATACCGGGAATTTCTCCGAGGCAACAACGTGGTCGCTCGACAGCTTCGGGCAGTATCTCGTTGCGTGTAGTGTCGCGGACGGCAAGCTATATGAGTGGCAGCTAAACACCGGGGTTAATGCCGCCCAGATTACCAACTCACCCACGGGCTGTGTCGGCCTTGTCGTGACCGAAGAGCGTTTCTTGTTTGCGCTTGGCGCTGATAGCGATCCGCGAAAAATTGCGTGGTGTGACCAAGAGGACAACACCACTTGGACAGCCGCAGCAACGAATCAGGCGGGCAGCCAACTGCTACAAACGGCTGGTCAGATCATGGGAGGGGTCAGGGCTGACGGCCAAACGCTTGTCGTCACCGACATTGACGCGCACCGCGCGATCTTCGTCGGCCCACCCTTTGTCTACCAGTGGGAGCGCGTGGGGTCTTCTTGCGGTCTTGTCGCGCGCAAAGCCATTGTCCCAACCGACGCTGGCGTGTTCTGGATGGGTCAGCGGGGGTTCTTCCGCTTTGATGGCCAGAACGTGCAGGAGTTGCCCTGCGAGGTTCACGACGCGGTGTTCAGCAACATCAACACTGCGCAAATAACCAAGACTTGGGCGGTGTCCAACGGTCAGCACGGCGAGGTGTGGTGGTTCTATTGCTCGTCGGGGTCAAACGAGATCGACAGCTATGTGGCCTACGACTACAAGCGCAATCACTGGCTGATCGGCAAGATGTCCCGCACGGCGGGCTTTGACCGTGGTGTGTTCCGCACACCGATCTACAGCGACAGCGCTGGCGATCTATACGACCACGAGACGGGCTTCACCTACGGCGGCGCGGAGGTCTATGCCGAGAGCGGTCCCGCTATGCTAGGGAACGGTGAGCGCCTGCTGAACGCGCACAAGCTATACCCCGACGAGGCGACCCAAGGTGACGTGACTCTGACGTTCAAGACGCGCCTCTATCCCAACGCGCCTGAAAGCGAGTTCGGCCCATACACGATGTCCAACCCGACCAGCATCCGTTTCAGCGGTCGGCAGGCGCGTATGCGTGTCACTGGGGCCAGTCTTAGCGGATGGCGCTTTGGTATCCCGCGCATTGACACGACAGAGGCCGGGAAGCGATGAGCGCCCCACAGATACCGCAGCCGCGCGGTGACGATTGGCGCGCGTGGGGTGGTCAGCTTGTGCGCTCTCTGCTGCGCCAGCTTGTGACCCTCAACTTCAAGGGTGCCGACGACAACCCCTCCGAGAACGGTATCATTCTGTGGGACGATGTGAACGGCTACCCCGTGGTGTCAAAAAACAACGAGTGGCGTCAGATCGTCCTTGAGGATGGTCACTACGAGGGCGGCATCACGTCGGACGTGACGGCGGCTGTGGTTGATACGGCATACGCGCTAACCTTTACCTCTTCGCTTTCCGAGGGTATCGCCAACGGCACACCCGCCTCGCGCATCGTGTTTGAGGAGGGTGGGCATTACATGATCTCGTTCTCCGCGCAAATCAGTTCTACGTCCGGCAGCACTGTGGCTTTTCGCTTTTGGCCACGCATCAACGGGGTTGACGTGGTCGGCAGCACTATGGTTGCCAACTTGCACCAAAACGACGCCACGATAGTTGTAACCCGCACAGCGAGTTTCGTTGTGTCCGCTGATGATTACCTTGAGGCCATGTGGGCCGTTGACAGCACCAACGGCTTCCTTGAAGCAGTAGGGGCCACAGCGTATGCGCCAGCCGCCCCTGCGGCCACAATCAGCATCACAAGGCTACATGCGTGACACCATAGGAATAATGGGGTATTATGACACCGCGAGTGCAGTTGATCGCAAAAGACCAGATCGACATGGTTTGGGAATTTGCAGAACCTGTTTTGGCACTGTCGCAGCGGCGCATCGCGCGAGACGTTGGGACCGAAGATATTTACGCGGCTCTACATGCTGGTGCGAACCAGCTTTGGGCCATCGTCGATGAGGACACGTTGAAGGCGGTCATAGTGACCGAGGTTTTTCAGCACCCTCGCAGTCGTATCCTCAGAATTTTGCACGTTGCGGGCAAAGACATGCCCCGATGGTTGAACGAGGCTCTCGATACGATGAAGCGCTTTGCGGCGGATATGGACTGCAACAGGATTTCCGCCGACGGGCGGCTTGGGTGGGTGAAACACGCGCCCAAATGTGGATTCAAAGAGGCGCACCGCGTCTACGAAATGGAGTTATAGCATGGGCGGTGGAAGCCAGCGGACATCGACGCAAGCGGAGGTTCCTCAGTTCCTTGAGGACTACTACCGCAACACCTTCTTTCCAGCGGCAGAGGGTGTCGCTGGCATGGAGTTCACCCCATACCAAGATCAAATGGTTGCCGACGTGTCGCCACTGTCGATGGGCGCGCAGCAATATTACGGCCAGATTGGCGACATCGCTGGTATGACGCCACAAGACTACGCCGCCATGAACGAGGCCAATCTGTCCGGCTACACGCAGAACGTTCTTGACCCGGCACTAGCTCGCATGGCCCGCGAGCGTGAAGTTGCCCGCACTGGCGAGATGGCAGACATCACGCGCGCAGGTGCATTCGGCAATGAGCGGCGCGGTGTCTATGAGGCCGAGCGGCAGGCCCAGTATGAGTTGGGCCGTGACGAGATGATCGCGAACCTGATGCGTCAGGGCTATAACGAGGCGCAAGCCGCCACGATGGCTCAGTTGCAGATGGGCCAAGGGGCCGCTGGTCAGGCTGCGGCGGGGATGCAGCAGCTTGGCGCGCTACAGCAGACGACCCAGCAGGCCGCGCTGGAGGCGGCTTATAACGAGTTTATGCGCCAGCAGCAGTTCCCGTTGCAGCAGCTTGGCGCGTTGGGTGCGGCGGCTGGTGTCGGTGACCCGTTGATCGGGCAAAGCACCACAGAGTCTTATCGACCCGGTGGCTTGGATTATATCAACGCCCTT